GTGCAACCGTTAGCGGAACAGGATGCTAGTGTGGAGGGGCAGGGGCAGCGGCAACACCTTGCCCCTCACCACATTCTATGGTATAATAGTTACTAACATAAGGAGTTGTGTATGAACGACACAGACGTAATGCTGCACCTAGACGAAGTAAACAGGGTAGCAAGCGAATATGTAAAGGGAAGCACAGAGATACAGATTTCCAAGTCTCTTGATATGCCCCGTACTAGGGTAGTTAAGTTGCTTGATGAGTGGCGAGGGATGATCGCCAACAACGATGCTATCCGTGCTAGGGCACGAGAGGCACTAGCCACAGCAGATCAACACTACAACAGACTTATTCAGAAAGCATACGAGGTTATTGATGCGGCAGATAGTCAGTCAGATCTAGGTGAAAAGTCAAAGGCAATTAAACTTATCTTAGACATTGAGAACAAGCGTATTGAAATGCTACAGAAGGCAGGACTGTTAGAGAACAAAGAGATTGCAGAAGAACTAATGGCTATGGAGAACAAGCAAGAGATTCTAGTCAAGATTCTGCGGGAAGTCTCAGGCAAGTGCGACACATGTAAGGTGGAGGTAAGTAAACGCCTTGCTGATGTAGCAAAGCCAGAGGAAGTGATTACAATAAATGTCGATTGATTTCGATGATTTCCTAGGAGCACTTGACGAGAACCCCTTTGAGGAATATCCCGTAGGTGTAAGAGAGTTTGTTCGATCCCCTGACTACTTGGGGCAGCCAGAGTTGTCGGACATTCAGTATGACCTAGTAGAAACCATGAGCCAGATTTATAGACTGGAAGACTTACAGAGGTTCATGGGAGATAGAGATGGGGCAAAGCATCATGCTAAATATACTAAAGCAGAAGTTATCCTCCAATGCGGCAAAGGTTCTGGTAAAGACTTTACTTCTACTGTCGGTGTGGCTTATTTGGTGTATAAGTTACTTTGTTTAAGAGATCCATCAGGATATTTTGGCAAGCCAACGGGTGACGCTATTGATATTATCAACATAGCCATCAACGCACAGCAGGCAAAGAACGTTTTCTTCAAGGGCTTCCGTTCAAAGATCGAACGTTCACCTTGGTTCGCAGGAAAATACGAAAGCAAGATGGACAACATTGAGTTTGATAATTCTATTACAGTTTACTCTGGTCACTCAGAGCGTGAATCACACGAGGGTCTAAACCTTATGCTTGCTGTGCTTGATGAGATTTCAGGCTTCCAGCAGACCTCTACCTCAGGCAATGAGGGAGCAAAGACCTCAGACGCTATCTACAAAGCGTTCCGTGCATCAGTCGATAGTCGCTTCCCTGACTATGGAAAGGTTGTGCTACTATCCTTCCCTCGCTACAAGGGTGACTTCATTTCCCAGCGGTATGAAGAAGTCATTAACGAGAAAGAAGTTATCCCTCGCACACATCAATTCATTATGAATGAGGAACTAGGAAACGCAGAAGGAAACATCTATGACATTGAATGGGAAGAAGATCACATTATAAGTTATAAAATTCCTGGTGTCTTTGCTATCAAGCGTCCCACCTGGGATGTAAACCCCACACGTTCGATAGAAGATTTTAAGTTAGCATTCTACACAGACCCAGGAGATGCGTTGATGCGTTTTGCCTGTATGCCTATGTTCCACTCTGACGCATTCTTCAAGCAGCGTGACAAGTTAGAGTTGGCTATGAGCATCCCTAACCCTGTTGATAAGTTTAAGCGTATCGAACCTAGATGGGAGCCTAAACCAGACACAGAGTATTTCGTACACGCTGACCTTGCACAGAAGCACGACAAGTGTGCCGTGGCTATCGCACACGTTGACCGCTGGGTAGAGGTAAAGTCATTCAATGACTACAAGCAGATCGTACCATTCGTAGTAGTGGATATGGTTGCGTGGTGGGAGCCAAAGATCGAAGGCCCAGTAGATCTATCAGAAGTTAAGAATTGGATCATTAGTTTGCGGCGGCAGGGTATTAATTTAGGTAGAGTAACCTTTGACCGTTGGCAGTCATTCGACATTCAGAATGAACTAAAGCAAGTAGGAATTAAAACAGCAACGTTATCAGTAGCAAAACAACACTACGAAGACATGGCTATGCTTGTATATGAGGATCGTGTTGTAATGCCTCAGATCGAATTGCTTCTTGATGAACTAACAGAGTTGCGTATCGTATCTGATAAGAAGGTAGACCACCCTCGCAAGAAGTCAAAGGACTTGGCTGATGCTGTGTGTGGTGCCATTTATAATTCGGTATCGCTATCTAAGCGTGAACAGAACCAGATGATTGAGGTACATGACTTCAAGAGTGCTCGTAAAAAGTGGAGAGAAGAAGAAGAATACGATCCTATATTCGATAAGCCTGATCCAAGTAAGAAGACCGTTTGGGACGCTTACTTAGAGGGCATCGGAATGATGTAGTATAATATAATTGGAGGAAACAATGGATAAAGATATGATTGAGTTCCTTAAGTCTATTGGGGCTATCGAAGAACTGCCTGGTGGAAACTACCGACTGTCAGAAGAGGCAGAAGAGTTTGTTCCTGAGGTTGTAAAACATCACGAGGCAATGTTTAATAACGATGTTTTCTCATTATGGATCAATGATATGATTGATTTAGTTTTTGATGACGATGGCGATCCTATGCTGGATATTACAGAAACCTCCCGAGATGAGGTTAGGCAGTATGAGTGCCTAACCCCACAGGAGATAAATACTTTAAGAATGATTATTCAGCAATATGATACAACACTTGACAAAAACTAGGCTTTGCTGTATAATATTCATATGAGCGATGAACTAGATCCACCAGATGAAAATCAACGTGTTACTGTTGCCATGGTAGAAGGTAAGGCTTACTGGGTTCACGATAACGCTATGTGGGAGACAGAGGTAGACGAGAACGGAGAACCAGATCGTGCCGCTGCTCGTCCCATAGACACGGAGGATATGTCGTTCCAACAAATCAAAATGCACATGGCTATCTTAGATAGCATTACACGAGAAAGCAATGGATAATGAAGGTATTGGTACAGGGCACGAAGGATTTTACAGACTACCAAGTCCTCATGCGTGCTATGGGTGTTGCATTGGCATCCATGAAGCCAGGGGACAAGGAGTTTCAGATCTATTCAGTAGGCCCACACAAGACAAATGACCTAGCGATTTCTTTTGCAAACCTAACGGAGAACAGCCTCAAGAATCGGGGTATCAAAGTAAAGTTTCATAAACTACCCGCAAAGTTAGCAGAAGAAAGAATAGATAGGTTTGACTACATGGCTTACCTAGCACACCCAGACAATCGTCGTCTGTCTGCCTTGACCAACAAAGCAGAAGAGAACGGCATTGAGTTAGGGATCTTTCGATACTAATGCTAAGTAAAAAGGATTTGAGTTTTCTTTCGGTGGCTCGTGCTTTCGCAACAGAGAGTGACCTCCGTAAGAAGCATGGTGCTGTCGTTGTGCGTAGCGGCAGCGTCGTAGGTGTAGGTTACAACAAGCACCGTAATGATCCCGCTTACCTACCAGAGGATGTTGTTCGTGAACATACATCCTATCACGCAGAAGAGATAGCAATAAAGCAGGCAGGAGATAACACTAAGGGTGCTACGATCTACATCGCCAGGGTAAATAACCACGGCGAGGATCGCAACTCCCGCCCCTGTCTGCCGTGCAGCCTCCTAATACGGGAGGCACAAATCAAAAAAATCGTATACACAACAGAAGGTGAAATAGAATATGTTCGTTGAAAGCCTAAACAAAATGGAAGAGATTGTAAAGAGCCGCACTAATCTTAGTTGGGAATCTAACTTTGATGTTATTGAGGATCTTGGCGAGAATGCTAATGCAATGCTCAAGAAGAACGCACGTTTCATCCAAGGTGCATGGCACAAGGTCAATGTTATTAAACTAACAGAACGTGGTTGGAAGGTGCCTAAGTCATGGCTGACCTAAGTTGGAAAGAAGACGGCAAGTGCGTAGACATGGAAGTGGATATCTTCTTTGAGAAGTACGAGAATGATATCGGTCTGCGTGCGGTCATTGATAGAATGTGTGCCCGTTGTCCTATTGCCCAAGAGTGTTTGCAATGGGGCATCTCACATGAAGAGTGGGGTGTTTGGGGCGGCATCTATCTAGAAGGCGGCAAGAAATCAGAAGAGTTCAATGAACATAAAACAGATATGGTATGGCAAGAACTTCTGTTACAATTGACTCACGACACAGGACAAGCATATGAATAAGACAGAAATGGCACAGACAATCTTTAGGAAGAACCAACCAGTACCTCATGGTTTTCCTGTAGAACTATCAGAGGATGATATTCTTGATCCAGCAACAGGTGATATGATTACAATTCATTATCTCCTATTCCAGAATAGTCTGTACCAGCGTCTATCAAAGAATAGACAGAAGTTTGTGGATGTGGCCCGTTGGCTCAAAACAACACATGATGAAATGAAGAGCATGGGTTTACGTCCAGTCATTCAACCTATCTTTGATACTTACGATGGGCTAACACCAGACTCAGCAAAGTACAAAGTACAAGAAATCATCAGAAAAAGATAGTGTATAATGTAAGCGGTTACGAGTGGAGATCCTACTCAATACCATCCCAATTAAATATCACCCACAAGGAGATGAAGTAAATGAAGTTTGTGAAAAAATTCCGTAAGTCCCCACAAGACAAGCAGATTTCTGCTCTATTCAAGGAATGGGACAAGCAGCGAGAGCAGGCAGCACCCTATGGTGCAAGCCACATGAACGAGATCGACTCTATTTTTAGTCGCCACCTCGCACAAATCGAACGCACCCCCACTAAGTAAGGAATGAAATGCAAGTGAGTTTTTATGGACGCTTCTACAAGCCCACCGCAGGTAGGGTTTATGCAGAGGTCTATAAGACTATGGAGGACGACGGCCTCACGCTGGATGAAAGGGTGGGTGCCCGTCGTACCTTCA